TGTGAACACAAATGAACCTTGCTCGTGAATGTACAAGCTCAAGTAGTTGGTGTTCAGGAAGTACACAGTACCTTCTGGGCAATATGGGTCTGGATAAATTGGAACGCCCGCAACCATCAACGCTCTGAACGCTGCTTGAGGACCGTTGTTGTCACCATCAAAGCCTGAGCCAGGAGTGATAACGTATTGCTCTTGACCAACAAAGTCTTGAGCTAAGAGTGTCCATGTACCAAATCCGCAAACACCAAAAGAAGGCATTTCTGCACCCTTTTTAACTGTTCCAGAAATGTACTGAAGAATGTTTTGTCTTGTTGGGTTTACGTTACCTGCGTTGTAAACCTTAGACTGCCACCATGTGTAGGTGCTACGGTTGATGTTACCGTAAGTAGTCTGGTATGTTGCACCACCTGTACCGTCATCCACCGCTGCGGGGAGTCCGATAAATTGTTGGTTGTTTGTGGTGTTGTTGTACAAGGCTGTTGCCATTGCATCCATCATCACGTTGGTTGCGTCATTCATACGTGCTTCAATCAATGGAATGATTGCAGCGTCTTGTTGAGCAACACCTTCCATACCGAGGAACGGCACGGGAGAAATCATCAACTTGAGGTCAAACTCAGCGTTGTAAGCACCTTGTTGTACTGACGGCTGGGCAAAAGAGCCAGAGTAGTCAGACCACTGTGCGTTAACAAACTGTGCGCCTTGGACGGGCACGGTTACTGAAGATACACCACCTGATGCTTGTTGACTGTTTGCAATCAACGCTGCCATCAAAGGCGTACTGTTGTATAACTGCACAACCAGTTTGGGAATAAACGCTCTACGGGTTACATACGTAAGTTCCGTAAATTGTGAACTACCTGTCTGGGGCAGAATTCCACCACCTATAGCCATATTAGCTCCTTAAAGATGGGCATCTCTGCCCTGACAAATTTACTACCCTCTTTTACAAACCGATTGGACGTTGTGGTTTACGCAGGTCTGCGAAAGCCTTCACCGCCTCTTGCTGCGCTGCCCCTCTTGGGTCTTTCCAGAATTTGCCAAGGTCAAACTGGCGAACTGCGGAAGGGTTGTACCCAGTAGGAGTAGGCTTTGCAGCCTGTCTCATGTACTCAAAATACTCGGCAGCAGTGTCGTGACTTGGAATCTGCTTTTCAAGCATGAGCTTTTCAATTTCTGGAATATCTTCTTTTCTAATATTTTTATTAGTAATCAGATTGTTCCTGCGTTTTTCTAATTCAGACTGAGCATCTCTTTCTCTGAGTTTAGACTCTAAGGCTTGTACTCTTGCATCAGACGCAGTGATTGCTCTGTTGGTGTATTCCTCAATGTCCAGCTCAGGAATAGGCATTCCAGGTTTAATTTTTTTAGTCATCCGCAAAAAGTCTTTGCGAGTGTCTGGATTTTCAGCAAGCGTTTGAGCCAGACTAGCTAACTCATCTCGTGCTTCAAGTGAAAGATTTTCTAAAGACATTTTGTTACCCTCTTACCGTTGTTAAATAATTTTTTTACCGTCACCTGGCTTTTCAACTCTCATACCGCCAAAAGCAGCTTTAGTTGCGCCAGTCAAACCGCCAAACTGGGAATAACGTGGAGTGTTAATCACAACGCCATTCTTTTGGTTGTTGTCTGTAGGTCTACGTGGTTGAGAATTACCTCTTGGTTTAAATAAATCCATGATTTTTCCTTACATTGGGGGTGGGGGAAGCCCTGGCATACCACCAGGAGGGGGAGGCATACCACCGCCAGGTGCTGGAGGTGGAGGAGGCATACCACCAGGAGGTGACATACCAGGTATAGGTGAACCAGCCATAGCTTTTCCTTCTGGAGTGCCACCACCAGCTTGCGGTAGTGTTTGCAACATCTGAAGAATTTCTGACTGTTGTAATTCGTTTGTTTTGTTCTTACGTGCACCAAGAATCTTGTTGATTGCACCGATAGCTGCGAGTGCTGCTTTGCCCTCTTCAGAATCAGAACCTAACGCAGGTAAAGATTGCTCTAGTAAATCTTGAGCCATACCTAAATTAATTTTTGCAGCCTCCTTAGAACCCATCTTAGGTTCAGGAGTTGACATTGGAGAACCCATAGGAGGTACTTCAGCATCAGACATATTAGCACCTGGAGGGGGCGCATCCTGTGCACCAGGCATAGGCGTTCCAGCAGAACGACTGCCTTTCATTAACTCCATTAACTTATCTGACGGGACACTCATATTTTCTCCTTGCCTAGTTTGTAACCACTTACAAACTATTTGTCAATAGGGTGGCAGTATTTTACGACATACTGCCAATGTCGGCATAATTACTTACGCTTGTGTTTGCGTGAACCACGTTTCATGGGAAGCTCCTTAAACAAACAATTTCTCATTAAGGGGAGAAACCATACCCTATTCTCTTTCAAGAATTACCGTCTGGTCTTGCGACCTCTTTTACCATATCTGTGCATCATGATGTCATTCCTTAATTAAGTTCTGGCGTAGTTGCGTTGCGTTCTACCGCCAGATGAGTTTTTAACACCCGTTGTTCTTTGTGTCAAGCCTGGTCCTGATGTTTGTTTACGCAATGTGTCCGTGCTCACCCGTGGCTGGTCTGCCTTGGGGCTAACTCTTGCTCCACCTACGTTTTGTGTTGCCATCATCCGACCTTCTTAAGTTCAGGTTTACCTTGTTCTTTACCAGGAGGTTTAGGCGGTTGTGAGGCTTGTTTTTCCTCCATTTTCTTCAACCGTTCTATCAACTCTTCTTTCATTGGTGGCTCTATTAAATCAAGTAATGATTTTTTGTCAATAACCCCAGCCTTAAGAAGGTTAAACGCAAGCGTCCTTGTGTCTTCCGTAAAGATGGGTGAGTTAGAGTGTCCGTCCACTTTAACCGTAAATTCTTTGGTGAACTGTTCGGCAATGAAAGGTACACCGTGCGTGTCTTTGAAGTGCGTATCATCATAAATTTGCATAGCCTTTAAGTACAAGGTTGCTAACTTCTCTAACGAATCCTCAATGATTAGTGCCCGTTTTTTTACTCGTGACGAACCCAGACGGGCTAACTGAGAGGCATGACCTGCTGACCTGACACCTGCCTCACCTTTACCCTGTAGTACGTTACCCACCCCTGATGCCTCCTCAAACATGGCATCTATCTCACGCAGTTCTGTGAAGAGGTCTGGTGGCATAGTGGGTGCTAACTTCTCTACTTTGGCGTTGGGCATATCAGTAGATAAAAGACCTCCAGCTCGGTTCAAGGCGAAATTCTTTTCGTCCAAGATTCCCGTAAATCCTATTAGGGCGGTTGGAGGTGAAACTTGCTTTGATAACAGGTCCAAGATTTCGGTCATGCGCCTGTTACGCAACTGCTGCAAGTAGATTAATCGTTGTACTTCACTACCACCCCAGTAGTAGTCGTACAGTGGATTAGGACATATCTGGATGAACGGGAGTTCACCCTTGATAAACATTTCTTCACCTGGACGCTCATAAATAATTACGTCTGGGTCTGCCTTTGTGACCACTCTGTAATCCGCAATGTCGTCACACCATATCCACAACTCAGTCATCTCAACTGTGTCTTCTGCAACCTCTGCCTTGTAGCGGTTACCACCAGCAAGGTCTAGGTTTACGTTACCGTAGATAGTTGGGTTGGACTGGGAAATAATAATACGCTCTAAACCGTTGGCTATCTCGGTCCTCTCGTGAGGCATAGAATTTATTTTTTGAAGTATCTTGTCTCTGTTGGGATGCTTGTACAGACGAGCATACAACTCAGACTTGGTGATGTAATACTTGTGGATGATTGCTTCTTGTCTATCCGTGTACGTGATGTCTTCACGCAGGACACCCACCGTACCAGGCTCAACCATGTACGGATGGATACCGTTGTTTATGATGAGCTTGACGTAAGTTGTGCCGTAAACAAGTGCCCAAGTGGTAGCTGTAGAAAATACTTGGTCAGCGTTGCTATTTAGCCACTCGTTGTTAAGAGCTTTTGTGAGGACTGGAATCTTGGTGTGCTCACCTTCGGGAACAGACGCACCCAGGTTAATACTAAATCTTGTTGTCTCAGCAGAGTACAAGAAAGAAGTAACTTGGTCTAGGTGCGGAAATATTTTGTTGTAGAGTGCAGGAGCTTCATCAGGTCCGTTACCAAAGAGATACCAGTTACGTAAAGAGGCGTAATCTACTTTACGAGAGGCAAGGGAGACTTCGCATTTATAGATGATGTCATTAAAGAACTCATCTCTATCTAGCATCCCTTTTGGTATTTTCATGGTTACTCCGAACTTGAATTAATCTTAAGTCCCTCATGGTCAACCTGACTCCCTGCACCAGGTCTGGGTGGTACAAATTGTCCTACACTTTTGGGTAAAACGCTAACGGCTTCGTCAGCAACGGGTTTAAACTGCCCACCCATGACGGATTTGAGGTTGATATTACCACCATTACCCCAGTTTACGCCACTCAGACGTTGCTTAATCATTTCTTCCTCTTGACGCTTCTGATTTTGAGCCATAGCAGCTCCAGCTTCCTCAAAAGCCTTGTCAGATAGTTTATTTTTGCGTTTTAAGTACCCAGTTTGGTGTTCACCAGCCTTTGTAGACTTAATATCGGTCATATCAAACTCTAAAGCCAGTTGTTTAAGGTTTTTATCGTTTTTCTTGGTGTTTTCGGACTTTATGCCTACTGGTTGCAAGAAAATAACAGATAAATCCCCTTGACAGAACTTTATAGGGCATTTTGCCTCCCTAGATTCAAATACACCGTGTTCTGTACACATATAGTCTTTAAGCACTGCCATATCACCCCCTTTTTCAAGTTTTTAACAAAATATTGTCGAAATTTGCGTAATCATGCCTATTTAGAGGCTTGTTTTGTACTTTAAACCCCGTGTTGGTCATTACTAACTTACTCATTGGCATTACAGCAGGAACTGGTTCTTTCCTGTAATCAGGATAAGTCTCGTTGGTATGTTTCTTCATTACCCGCAACCGCCCTTCCTTCCAATGCATATAGGCTCTGTTAAGCCCACGTTGGACAGATTCAGTCATGGGTAGTTTGTTTTCTTTGATGATGTACATGAACAAACGGTCAGATATGCCCGCTATCTCACAGAAATTCTTAATAGAGATACCCCTGTCCTTGTCATCAAGGAACAGTTTGAGTTCTTTCTTAAGAGTTTTCTTATCTAGAGGCAACATCTTTACCTCCGTACACGCCTATCATCTTTAAATAATTGCTTACGTTCTTGCCGACTGCCAGTTGTTCAGGGGTGTACTCATCTTGTTTGAGTGACATTTCTTTTGACAGACGCATACCTATCAATCTAGGTTGTACTTGTTCTGCCCACGCAATCGTAGCTAGGGCAGCAGCTATCACACGGTCATCCTTACCTCTACCAGGTGCACCTATAAATCCATTTTCACGGACGATGCCTTTCATTTCTTCTAGCAAGTCCATGCTGAAGATGCCCATCATGCCACGCTCAAAGTAATCCTTCATGTAGGAGAGCATACGTTCTTTAGATGATGAGGTGGTTAGGAAGCCTATGGAGTTGGAGAGTCCACCCATTGTGTCGTTGCGCCTCCAAATGTAGTTTTGCATACTACCGAGTACGTCCATCATGTCGGTTGCCATCTTGCCTTGCATGGCAGAGGCTAGACGTTTTAGGTTTCTGAGTTCGTTGATGACTGCTTGTCCTGGTCCGTTAACTTCGAGGTTAAGAGTCGAGTTTTTGTATGCTCCAGCAATGTGAGCAATGACCCAAGCGAACTGGTAAGTGTTAAGCTCCGATGTGGCGAATTCAGCAACTTGGTCAAGTCCGTCTGCATAGACTCGATAGACTTGTATGCAAAATCTGTCAGCCCAATCTGAGCTGCCGTAAGCTGGGTCTGCTCCAATAACGTAGTAGGCGGTATCAACGGGTTGTTGCCATACCCGTAGCGTTGCCAAACGGTCTGAGGACGGTAAGCACTCTGTGTCTTGGAAGAGTTGCCCAAAGGCGTATCTGTAACATTCGTAGTCAAGGGTTTTGGCGTGTTTTGCTGCATCTGTACACCTGCTATTAGAAAAGAAACTTGTACCTGTCATCACAAAAGCATAGTCTTCAGTTGGTGGGAATTCTTGGTACATCAGGGTTTCATCCTTGATACCCTCTGCCATCTTCCATCTCCACCAAGCCATCTGGCGTGAGTTTATCTCAACACCGTACATCTTTTTAATTTCTCTAACCCATTCCTTCTCTTCGGGTTTGAGTTTACCGTCCCAGTAAACCTTGTACTCTTTTGTATCTGGTCCTACAGAGTAATACTCGTTGCGCCACCATCCACAAAATATTGCACGCTGTGTTCTAGCCCTCTTAGCGGTCTTGTACATATCGTGAAACATATTGAACCCTTGTGCAGTGGATTCAAAGATGTACAGACGCTGAGGATTCTTTTCTGCAAGAGATGCAATCAGGGAGGCTAGACCTTCGTCATTTCCCCATGATGCGGTTTCCGTTGCATGTAGGTATGTAATAGCCTTACCCTGCCCCAACCGAGATTTATTTCCCGCAATTTGATAGAAGATACGAGACCTGTTTTTAAGGACCATTTGGTTTCTATTATGGGCAACCAACGGAATCTTATATTCTTTTGGCAGACCATCAATATACATTCCCAGCGTACTTCTGAACATATCTCGGTTTTCTTCTGTGTCTGAAACAAGAGTCCCTTGCCATCCTGGGTGTGTGAACTGCCAATATAAATCAAGCGCCAGGGATACTGTCGTGATTCCCAGTTGCCTCCCTTTGAGAATAACAAAGAAATGGACATCTTCTTTTAACCCCTTATCTATCTCTTCCATGACATACGTCTGTGTCCCCAAGAGCTTACCCATTTTCTTGAGACCTTCTTCTTTTGTCTCAATCTTTAGTTCGGCACAGAACTTGTAGAACTTTTGTAAATCAAAATCCATCAAGCCTCCCAGGGCATTACTTCACCGTACTTGTCTTTCATAAACTTGTGACCTGCTTCAAAGAACTCTTTTGTAACAGAGCCAGGGTTACCACCCAGT